GTTACTTTTGAACTTTCAAATCCAATTGATTTTGAAGGTTTGAAAATTCCTGTACGTCAAATTACTTCTTATTGTAGTTGGGAATATCGCGGGGAAGAGTGTGGTTACACCGGGGCAGCAATGTTTACCGAGAAAGATGAGCCTACAGACAATCCTGCTTTAGATCGTTGCTCATACAGATTGTCTGGTTGTGAATGTCGATTTAGTAAAAACAAGCCTTTACCCTTTGGCGGGTTTCCAGCTTCAAGCATGTTGTGAGGTTTTATGAATATCTTACTTGGAATAATTTATGGGATGGTAGGGACGCTAATCATTCATCTTCTAAGCTATGCGGTTCACTTTGTCATTCTAAGGTTAAGAAAGATTAAAGAGAAAAAAGCTTATTTAATTAAATTTAGCTGCCCTTGTGGCGGGATTTTTGAACCAACTGGTCAAGTATATCTTACTTATCCAACTCAAAAGCAGCGGAAGTGCACAAAATGTGGAAACTGTAAGGGGTTTTTCTAAATGAAGCTTACAGCAAAACTTAAAAAAGCAATCATGGCCCATGCGGATGAATGCTATCCACACGAGTGCTGTGGGGTGATTATTGATAAGCAATATATTCCTTGTCGCAATATTTCTAAAAACTCTGATCAATTCGAAATCCATCCAGAAGATTTAGCTATAGCAGAAGACCAGGGCGAGATATTAGCGTATGTGCATTCACACCCTGACGGAACCACAAGAGCCTCAGAACTAGACTTAATTCAAATTGAATTACATCAAAAGCCGTGGGTAATTTGTTCGTATCCGGATCTTGATTTTCAAGTCTACGAGCCTTGCGGTTATCGCGCCCCCTTAGTGGGGCGTAATTATTTTCATGGCTGGCAAGATTGCTATGCGCTTGTACGTGATTTTTATAGTCGTGAATTAGGTATAGAGCTTATGGATTTTAAGCGGGATGATGCATGGTGGGAAGATAAAGACCATCCATCACTTTACCTTGAAAATTACGAAAAAGCAGGTTTCTTTGAAGTTGGTAAACCAGAATATGGCGATATGTTGGTTTGTCGGGTTGGACGTACAGAACATCCAAATCATGCAGTTATATGGTTGGGTAATAATGGGCAGCTTAAATCGGAGCAAACTGAGCAATGCATAGGTTCAAGCTTAATTCTGCATCATCCGTATAACAGAAAGTCAGTACGCGAAATTTATGGCCAACAGTGGAAAGATCGCACGGTAAAAATCTTGAGGCATAGAGATGTTAAAAACAATTAAGTTGTACGGCATCTTGGGCCAAAAGTTTGGTCGTGAATTTAAGCTCGATGTCGCAAATACGCGTGAAGCCATGCGTGCTTTATCAGTTCAGATCGCTGGCTTTGAACACTTCATGACACATTCCCATGAACAAGGGTTGGCTTTTGCAATTTTTCTTAAAGGCAAAGGTTCAGGCAATAAGCGTGGCAAGAAGCGCCCAGCAATTTACGATCATGAAACAAAGCGCTTAATCACTGGGGACAATATCGGTGAAGAGCAGCTTGATATGTCTACTGAAGCCGACATTATTCACATTGTCCCGCGTGTAATGGGAGCTGGTGGTAATAGTGGAGTCTTACAATTAGTTCTTGGAGTAGTTCTGATTGTTGCAGGTGTGATGACTGGCGGTACGTCTTCAGCTTACGGTGTTGCATTAATTGGCGCTGGTGCAGGCATGGCTATGGGAGGTGTTGCATCAATGCTCATGCCGAAAGCCCAAACTACTCAAAATCAAAACCAAGACGGGAACCGGGCAAACTTTGGTTTTGGGAGTGCAGTAACCACAGCCGCTCAAGGTTATCCAGTACCGATTCTCTATGGTAGACGTGAAGTCGGCGGCTTCGTATTAAGTGCTGGTCAATATCCAGAAGATCAGATGTAATTTTTAAGTTAGTTATAGGCGCTTTTTGGCGCCTTTTTTATTGCGTGGGATTTGATATGACAGTGATGGTAAAAGGCGCAAAAAAGGGAAACCAGCAACCAAGACAACCAGTAGTTGCACCAGACTCCGCACAATCTAAAACTTATATAAAAGAGTTGATTGGTCTAGCGGAGGGTGAAGTCGAGGGATTAGCAAACGGCTATCAATCAATTTTGCTTGAAGATACTCCGTTGCAAGATGAAAACGGCAACAAGAACTTTGAAAACGTTACTGTTAATTTTAGATCCGGAACAAACGATCAAGAATACATTGAAGGCTTCCCGGCAGTTGAAAATGAAATCCCGATTGACGTAGAGCTTAAATCATCTACACCTTGGGTACGTTCTTTTAATAACCTTGATCTTGATGCGGTTAGATTACGATTACGTTGGGGTCCACTACGCAACCAAGACCCAACAACGGGTGATGTTACTGGCTATACCATTGAATACGCGGTGGACTTGCAAACTGATGGTGGTGCATGGTCAGAAGTATTAAGAGCAAAAATTTCAGATAAAACATCTGATAATTATGAGCGTCCACATCGTATTGACTTACCCAAAGCCGATTCAGGCTGGCTGGTTCGTGTTCGCCGAATCACGCCAAATTCAACTTCTGAATATATCAGCGACAAAATGTATGTTAAGGCTGTTACTGAAGTAATAGACGCGAAATTACGCTATCCAAATACAGCATTAGTTTCATTGCAATACGATGCTGAAACATTCGGTGGATCAGTCGCAAAATTAGCGGTTGATTTGAAAGGCGTAAAAATTAAGGTACCGACAAATTACAACCCTGAAACCCGCGAATACATTGGGTTTTGGGATGGCACTTTTAAACGCGCATATTCAAACAACCCTGCATGGATTTACTATGATCTTTGCACATCTAAGCGCTACGGAATTGGTGAGCGAATTACAGATGGAATGCTTGATAAATGGTCTTTATACCGTTTAGCCCAATACTGTGATGAGTTGGTACCAGACGGGTTGGGCGGTCAAGAACCACGTTTCACATGTA